CACTGTTCGCGTGTCCGCTGAAGGTTACTACTGAAGATCTCGGTTCTATCTGACGCGCCGATGATGGCAGGCTTGCTTGCAAGCAGGGCGCGGGCGAAGTCGCGGCACCACTGCGTTCCAAACACTCGGCCTGCATGCTTCGAAAACGTCTGTTCTGCTATCGCGTCGATCTGCTCGTTGGTGATTTGCATAGCCTCTCCGGCGATCTTGGTAGTGGTGGTATTCATGTCGTCTCGTCAGCGTGCGTCGCCCACACTGAAAACGGGCCGTCTTCGTTGTCGCAGATGTCGATCAGCCACCAACCGGGCGGCGGCGACGGATCCCATGCAGAGATGTCGGGATTGCCGTTATCGAAGTACGACACGTAAGCCGGGTGTTCCAACGGCTCGCTTTCGAGAGTGACGATTTGCGTCTTGATGCCCGCACGTCGCTCCAGATCGGCCCATTGCTCTTTGGTGCAATGCTCCGCATCTTGCATTTCGATATGCCAGAAGTGGATAAGGTCTGGGTGCGACCAAAATCCGTTCTCATCGCGCGTAACTGGAATTTTCTGAAGGAGTTTCACTGCGTCTGTATCGGTATTCATGTCGGGTTCCTCACTTCACCTCGAGGTCGGGGACGATCTGCGAGGGTTTGAAAATCACCTTGTAGTGGTACTGGCTGACCTCACCGGCATCCATCTGCTCTACCAGATACGTAACGTTGCGCGAGAGGCCAAGAAAGTGTTTCTTGAAACTCGTCGGGCCGACCTTGCATGTCACCGAAAGCTCGCCACTTTTGTCAGCGTCCCCGAGCGAACACAACCCCTCGATGGTCAACATGTACGTGTCAGACTGCGTGTTGTAAAACACGATCCGCCGTGTGATCTGGAAGTTGTCTGCGGCCGTAGACAGATTGCGCGACGCCACATCGGCATCGTTGCAGGCAGCTAGTGCCAACAAGCAGATAGCCGCAAATATGGAAAGTGCTATATGTTTCATGTGGTCTCTATGGAGAAAAGACCCGGCCAAACCGGGAAACGTGACTTCGCATGGCGCTCGAAAGCGCCTACGATTGATTGTTGGGGGCCGCTGCATCGCGTTTTCATCGGGAACCGCTTGCGCCTATCCGATGCGATGCTGCGGCGGTAGAGCTAGGCGGCTTGCTTGTGAAGCGCCGCTTCTAGGTGACGCATCAGCGCGGCGCAGATTGACTCGAAATCTGACTCGTGATAGAGCTTCGCGTTTTTGTCGGTTGCGGCATGCTTGAAACCTAGCGTTGCCAAGCCTTCAGCCGTCAGCGCGATCGGTGCCAACCTTTCGTTGATCTGGCCCAAGCGAAGCGTCGGGGCGCTCGTCGGAGCGACGCGAGGTGCCGGCCGGGAAATCTGCGGAATGTTGAGTTCGCGCGGCGGCTCTACTGCCTTGGACGACGCCTGCGCTGCCTGCACTGCGGCCTGCGCTGTCTTCTCCGCTTCCGCCTGCTTGTGCTGCTCGATCCGCGCCGTGACGGCCAACTGAAAGTCTTCAGCCGGCTTCTGGATCAGCGTCTGTAGATCGCGGAACAGGAAGCCGAATTCGGACTTAACCGGCTCATACCAATCGAGCTTGGCACGCAAGTCCTTTGCTGCTGCATCGGCAGCGATCTTGCCGTTAGCCAACGCCGTGTCGAGCTTGTCGTAAAGGCTGGCGATAGTCTTCAGCCCCTTAATGGCGCCCGCGAAGTCCGGTGCGGCGACGACGATGCTCACCTCGCCCAGCGCGTTGTTCAGCGCTTCAATATGGTCTGCGTACTTCTGGCGACGTTCGGCAACAGCGTTTTCCTTGATCTGCTTCTTGCGCTGCTCGACCAAGGTATTCAGCGCGAGGCGTTTCGTGCGCAGTTGATCCTTGATGTAGTCGACCGTGCGCATCAATTCGTCGATGCTAGCCGTCTGTGCGATCGCGGCGTTCTTTGCGACCTCGAGATTGTCTTCGGCTTCCTTGCAAAACTTGACCGTCGCATCGGCCTGGACGAAATCATCGTCCGTCTTCAGGTCGGTCTTGATATTCGCAATGAACGTCTCAGCGGCGCTGCGGAACGCTGGCAAATTGCTGGTGATGACTTCGCCGCGGATCTGCACGGCCAGCGCGGGGAGTGCCATGATTGCTTCGGCCTTGGGCGTCTCGGGAATATCGACCGGCACGTACTCGGCTAGATCCTTCTCAAATTGCGCCCACGCAGCGATGACTTGCTGGCGCAACTCCTGGTCCGAGTCATACCAGAAGTGCATTTCTTCCTGAAGATTGCCTTCAGCATCCCAGCGCGTCGCCTGGAAGAGCGTTCGCATCGCGCCCGACACTTCGGACTGATGCTCCATCTGGACGCGGTAGTAGATCGGAAGTTCGGCAGCGCAGGTGGCGGCCCGGATCTCGTCATTCAGGGATTTGTGCTCCCACTGGACGTCTTCGCCCATCGTCAGGCCATCCAGCGATGCTGCCATCTTTCCGCGAGACACGGATGCCGGATACAGATCGGCGCCGATGATCTTCTCGGCAAGCGGACGCGCCAAAGCCTCGAAGCGATGCCCGTCATCGAAAAGGCGCTGTGTACGCTCATCTACATCGGGCGCAATGCCGGTTGCCCTCTCATGCAGCAACTCTGAACGCTTTTTGTAGGGCGAAACGCCCATCATTGCCGGAGCATCGCTGGCGTTCCAGTAGTTCGAGCGGTGGGCCAACCAGGCCGGGCTTCCCTGCTCCAGGGAGTGGATAACACGTTCATTCATCTTCGTGGCTCCATGCGTCGATCGTCATTTTTTGGCTGTCGCTGAGTTTGGTCTTCGACTCGATCATCTTGACCAAATCGTCGACTGACTTCTTGCGTTCAAGGATCAGCTTTCGCCATTCGGGGGATTTCTTCTCGAACTCCTCGGCTGAGCACACCGGAATAACCTTGGCCGCCGTTGCACTTTCTGCCGTCGCGCTCTCGCCGCCCTGCTCCGCCTTGTTCTCGACAACCTGTTTCCACGTCGCCTCGCCGTCTTTGATGGCGCCGTAGATCCCGCGAAGGTCGACCAGTTCAGTCGGGGAACAGGCGTCGAGCGAGTGACCCAGATACTTCGTCAGGTCTTCAACCTTGACGCCGATCTCGGCGAAGGCGTCGGCGATGCGCTTGCGCTCCGCGCCGGGGTCACGTGCGGCCTCGTTCATGCGAACGGCCTTGATGATTTCCTCGGCCTCATCCTGCAGATCGCCCGGGATGATCCGCAGACCAAGCGTCCGAACAGCCTTCGAAATCAGCGCGCCACGCTTGTTGAGCAGGTCGTCATCGTTGGCCGGAACGGTGTAGACCATCTTGCCGTAGCTATTCTTGCGGACCGCGATATACGAACCGTCATCGGCCGGCTTCGAGCGCTCGACCGTCTTCGACACCCGCACATCCAGCGGGTAGGTCAGGTTCGATTCGAGATCTGTCACGCTGACGCAATGAATCTCCTTCGAGTCATCCTCGAAGGTCATGGACGTCTCGACCAGCACATTCTTCATGCAACGCAGCGCGACTTCCACGAAGCGAATACCCAAGCCCTCAACGCCCTGGCCGATTGGCTTGCGGTAGTAGGCGCTCTTGTTGTGCGCGAACGATGGGCGCTTACATTCGGACATCAGATCCTGACGGACTTGATCCCAGTTCCGCGGCTGGCGCATTGCCATGACGTAGCGGGCCTCGACCATCGCTTTGGCTTTGGCGGCGATGGCGGTCGATGCTGTTTCGACCAGTGCATGCGTAGATTCTTGTGCGCCGAACTCCTGGCGCGTGGTAAGTGCTGTGCTCATGCTGCTTCCCTCTGTTGTTCTTGCCATGCTGCAAACCGCGCCTCGTACACTTCGAAATACCCGGCGAACGTTTCACGCAGCTTTGCTTTGTTGACTGGATCGGCCATCAGATAGCAATGGGCGAGCGCTTTAATGAATGAGCCGCCCTGTGCTTCCATGACGTGCAGGGCGTTGTCGTAGTGCTGCGCCATTTCAGTCGTCCTTTTCCGCCATCAGCAGAAAGTAAGAATGTGTCTGGTTGACGCGCTTATGCGGTTGCTCGGGATCGATATCCCAGCGCGTTTGAATTTCGAGAATCGGGTAGTCGGAACCGGCGATACCCCAAACTGTGTCCATGCGCCCCACTGCGCCGCTGCCGCCGTTGAACGTTCCGTCTGGATCACTGAACGTCGCAAACGCGGCCATCTGATCGCGGTGGCGAGCCATGATTACGGCGTAGACTTCGGCGCTTGTGACGAGTCGCGTGTAGTCGCTCATGCCGCCACCCTCAACGCCCGCGCGCCGGGCTTTTTGAAGTCAGCCCATGAAACGCGCGTCGGCTCGGTGATGCCAAACAGCTTTGCCGATCCCTCAAAGAAACCGGCGTGTACCGGATCGCGCTGGCCGAAGAACGATTCGCGGAATTGCTCAGCGTCGAGCTTTGACGCCTCTCGCAAAGCACGAGCAGCTTGTCGGTGAGCTTCGTCCAGCGCGCGTAGCGCCTTCACGCGGTCATCGCAGAACTCCTGCAAGGTGTCACGAGCTCGGCGGCGGTCATTCCGTGCACACAGGCGGTGAAAGAGGTTCATATTCAGGCTCCAAGAATTTTCGTAACAACCAGCGCGCCGAAAGTGACGACAAGGCCGATTGAGGCACCAATAAGAATTGCCGTGTGTACGCCGACTACGCCGTCCATGCGTTGGTCAGTGGCGAGACGGGCCCGCTCGTCAGCATATGCCTCGCGGCCCTTGTCGCTGATATGGACGACAACTCCTTCGCCTTCGTCCACGAGTTCCCATGTGGTCATCACAAGCCTCCCCACTGCCGATTAG